CCACTTTCCATCCCGGCAGAGCAGCCAATCAGCATCTCGCCAGAAGCCGTGTAGCGGGCTGGCTGCGGGCTGCTCGTCAGTTCCGACACCGCCAGCATGCCCAGCGTCAGGCCGAAGCCGTTGCCGTTGTAGCCCTTCGCCTTCACTTCCGCGCGGCGCTGCCGCATCCGCTCTGGGTCGGCAATCTCGAACTCCTGCGCCGCTGGCGTCGGCCAGCCGGTCAGATGCACAACCTGGTTGTTGAGCTGCTCGCCCTTCTTGCCGCCGCCCCGCTCGCTCCAAGGCTTCGCGTTGGCGTGCCTGTAGTCCCTCGCTGCTGGCGTCGCCCAGGGCGACGCCAGCAGGAGCCTCGCGTCTCGGCAAAGAGACGCCGTATGTTGGTTGATGCCTGCCCCGTTCGCGTCTGCCGCTTGCGGACTGACCCACCCACCACAGGCGCTGTCGGATGTGCGGCGCGCCGACGCTCGCCGCGCCAAGATCGGCGGCTGCGACGGCATATCCCAATGCTTCCAAGTCAGCGCGAACAGCGTAGAGCCAGTCTCGGCCAAGCGCGCTCGCAACCTGCTCTCCAAGGACGACTGGAGGGCGGCACTCCGCGATGAGGCGGTGGAACTCAGGCCAGAGGTGTCGCTCGTCGTCGGTGCCGCGCTGCTTGCCGGCTGCGCTGAAAGGCTGACAGGGGCAGGAGCCGGTCCAGAGCGGCTGGTCGTCAGCCACTCCAGCAAGTCGAGCTGCATGGGACCAGACGCCAATGCCGGCGAAGAAGTGCGCTTGCGTGTAGCCACGAAGGTCATCGGGTTGCACCTCGACAATCGACCGCTCGTCCACATCGCCCGGCGCAATCAGTCCGGCGCTGATGAGGTTGCGCAGCCATTGAGCCGCGTAAGGCTCAATCTCGTTGTAGTAGGCAGGCACTAAGCCGCTTCCCCAGCCGCCTTCCGCCGCCGCATCGCGCGGCGCAGCGCGCGGGCATCCAGCAACGCAAGGCGCCGGCCGAGCTTGTCGCCGTGTGCGGCCTTGCGCAGCGCGTCGGCAATGGCGAGCCGCAGCATGGCCTGAGACAGTTCGCCGGCCGCCGCGAGCTGCCGCGCGCTGTCTGCGACAGCCACCGACATGGCGTTCAGCCGCTCGGCGCGGGCAGGGTCGGGCGTCACGCGATCCACCCGAACAGCGCGGCGTAGGTGACGACGACCCAGGACGCGCCGGCCAGCAGCGCCGGGCCAAGGATCGCGCCGATCACAAACGACAGCACGACGAAGGCGCCGGGGCTATTAAACATGGCGGCCTCCGATGTAGCTGCGCGGCACCCAGCCGCCCGCGAACCGCACCAGCGGCTCGCCGAATTGGTCGAAAATCTCGCGCTCTAGCGCAGCCAGCTTGTCCGCGATGGCGCGGCACGCTTCGGCGTCGTCGCCGGCATCGCCCGCGTGACGGTCCAGAAGCTGCGCGATGCGCTCGGCGTTCATGTACGCCGCAGCCATCGCCGCATCGGCCGCGCTGCGGCGGCGTGCGTCGCGGTCAGCCAGCGCAGAAGCGGTGTGATAGGTCGGGCGCATGGTCAGCCCCGCCGCTTGCGCGAGGTGGCCGGCCAAATCTCGACCAGCCGCCGGTCGGCCGGGTCAATCGCGCGGCGCGCCAGCCCGAAGGCTTCCAGCTTATCGACGGAACGCGTGACGCTGGGCTTGTTGAGGCCGAGCGCGCCAGCAATCGCGCCAACCGTCAGGCCAGGATTGGCCCGCAGCGTCATAAGCACGGCGGCCTGACGGCACGTCAGGAGGTCAAACCCGGCGAACGCCAGGAACGGCTTTGCCTCGCTCGGCACCGTGACCTGGCGCACCTGTGCCATAGCCGGGCGGGGGTGCGGGGCGCGTTGGGTGTGGGTGTGTGTGTGCGACATATGCGGCCTCCCGTTGGGATGGCCGCATAATGCGTCAACAGTTCGTGTGCGTCAACGCATTTTGCGTCATTTTGCGTTGCCGCCTGCGCGGTAACGCTGATTTTATTTTCCGGGGCCCTAAACCCCGGTCAGGTCCCGCCAGTCGAGGACCCGCGCAATCTGCTTGATCCGGGCAGTTGGGAAGCGAACCTCGCGGGGTGGGTTGAACTGCTCGCAGATCAGCTCGGACGCCGTGCGGCGAACCAGGCGCTTCAGAAACGCTTGGGGCGGGTCGCCGGGCGTCTCGCCGTCTAGGACGATGACCACATAAGAGCCGATGGCTGGCGGCTTGTGTGGGTCGCAATAAACCGGCTCTCCCGGCTCATAACGCGGCACCATGCTGTCGTTTTCGACGTAGATCGCAAAAACGCCGCGCGCCGCCGCAATCCCGGGAGGGCGGCGAATGTAATCAATCGGTCCCCCGGTCCAGTTCAAGACGAACGCCCCTTCTTCCCCGGACCCCGCCGCCGTCCCAAACACCGGCACATCGCGCAACATCATTTCGCGCGCCGGCAAAGGTGAGGCGTCTGCAATCCGGGCGTTAGCCTCTGGCGTATATGTGACCGGCGCGGTTTCGACGCCAGACAGGGCCAGAACGTCGCGTTCAGTGATCGGCGGCTGCCCATGCCCGACCATAACGCGGGCCAGGGCCGTCATCTTTTCAACCGGAAATCCGACAGATCGCGGGCGGTCCTCCCACGACTTGTAAGTGCTGTGGGGAAGGTTGAGGGCTGCCGCGACGGTCGGAGCCGACAGCCCGGAACGCTTCCGCAGAGCCTTCAACTTTTCGTTAGTTGGGATCGGTTTGGCCACGGGAGGGTCGTTAGCCGAATTTTGCCCCGCGTCGCAGGTTGCGTTTTGCGCTTGCGCATCTGACGCACTTTGCGTTATCTCTGCGTCGTGATGCACGCCTCTGCGGTCAGATGACACCTGCACAACGCATAATCTCCCTGTTCGGCGGCGCTTCTGCGCTTGCCGACGCGGTTGGCCTTCCTCGGTCCACTGTCTCGGGCTGGATGCGGGGCCGCGGGACCATTCCCGCATGGCACGCACATGCAATCCTAGAGGCAGCAAATCAGCGGGAGATTGCCCTAGACCCGTTGGATTTCCTACCCGGCGCAAAGTGCGTCAACGCGAACTGCGGCGCCACTCGCAATCGCGTGAGCGTGCCCGGCGAGGCCGCCTAGCAATGGCCGCCTCCCATCACCATCCGGCCGAAATCGACAAGGTTGGCGACCAGCACCAGCGCCAGCAGGCAGCACAGGGTCAGCAGCAGCACGTCAATGACGTTGGCGCGCGGCGGGGGATCGGCGGGTTTCTTTTCCATGTCCGCGAGGATGCACGCCATGCGTGACGCCGTGTCGGAAAGCCGTTCCGCAAACGTGGAAACTCTGACCGCCAAAGCGGACGCCGAAGCGCGACGCATCGCGCGAAGCTACGTCGAACACTACGGCCGCAAGCGCGGTCTGTTCCTTCTCGGACGCATCGTCGGCAGCGAGCGCCGGGCAGCAGGCATTCACTACGGCGAGGCCGCACGCATCACAGCGGGCGAATACCTCGCGCTCCGCGAAGCGGACAACGCGCTGCGTCGGCAGCAGCGCGAACAGCTCCGCACGCGGCTCAGCGAACTCGATGAAATGTTGGGGGATGAAGATGCAGAACACTCGCGCGTGGACTTCGGCCAGATTTTGGCTGCTGCTCGCTCGACCCGGTAACGCGCTGGGCCGCCTGTTCGGCGCGCTCGACCACCTTTGTCTGCGGTGGATGCGCTTCTGCGAGCGGAAGGCTGCGTTCGCCACGGCTCGCGCGCTTGGCCGCGACCTTGACGATCTTTCCCGCAGGCTGCGCGAGGCTGGCCGGTGAAGGTTCCGCCGTTCCGCTCGGCGCCCGCTGCGATGCTGCGAGACTACACCACGCAGGAGGGCGCTTACGTCCTCGCCGGCATGATCAGCGCTGCCTGGACGAAGGCGGGCCATGACGTGCGCGTTGACGTGGTGCCGGTGCAGCCGGGCCATCCGAACACTAGCTGGACCGTCCGCATGCCCACACTCGTTAACGGGCTGCCCAAGTGATCGAGATCGCGCCGCCGTCCCCGGCGCGTAGCGGCGGGGCGACTTCCCCCCACTGCGGCATCGTGCCGCGCCCCGCCGCATCCCATCCCCAGCCGGCGGGGGCACTATGCGCCGGCACCTCGTTTCCTCCCTGCAAAACTGCCCCGGCTGGGCTGCCGTCCAGCCGGGGGCTTTCTTGGACGCGGGAGGAAATCGAGCGGCTGGCCGAGCTGCGCGCGGAAGGGCGCACGCGGCAAGAGTGCGCGGCGGCATTGGGTCGCACCATTTGGGGCCTGCATTTCGCTATCAACCGGCTGAAGCTAGCTCCCCAAACCCGCCGCTGGTCGGTCGAGGAAATCCGCACGTTGCTGCGGATGAAGATCGAACGCCGGACCTACGGCGAGATTGCCGCCGCCGTTAAGCACAGCGAAAAAGCGGCGGCGCATAAGTGGGCACAGGTGGCGGCGAAGCTGCCGCCCGGCCTCGCCGACGAGATAGCAGACGACATGCGACGCCTTGGAAGCGCCCGCCGCGCAAAGGGTGGCGCGTGATGCTGGCGGGCATAGACCCAGGCTTGTCTGGCGCAATCGCTTGGCTGGACGACGAAGGCCGGCTGATCGAGGTCCGCGATCTGCCCGTCGCGAAGGCCAACGGCAAGTCCGAGCTGATGCCGGCCGCGCTGGCGGACATGCTGCGCGAGCGGCCCGCCACGCACGCCTTTGTCGAGCGCGTCGCGTCCCGGCCAGGCGCAGGCGTCGCCAGCTCGTTCAATTTCGGTCGCGGCTACGGTCAGATCGAGGGCGTGCTGGCGGCGCTCGGGGTGCCGGTCACGCTGGTGACGCCAGCCAAGTGGAAGGCGGCGCTGCGCGTTCCTGCCGACAAGTCTGCCGCCCGCCTGCGCGCCTCGCAGCTTTGGCCTGGGCTAGCTGGGACGTTCGCGCGCGTGAAGGACGACGGGCGGGCGGAAGCCTCGCTTATTGGCCTGTATGGCGCGCAAACGCTGCGAGGTGCGGCATGACCAACGCCTTCGCCCGCCACGGCATCGGCCACCTGTCGGCCAGCACGATCAACCTGTTTGCCGCGCAGCCGGCGGCCTTTGTCATGGAAAAGCTGCTGAAGCGCCGCGGCCCGGTCGGCTGCGCAGCGCATCGCGGTACGGCGGCAGAAAGCGGCATCGTGCATGGGCTGCTGAACCCGGCCGCCGAACTGGCCGAGTGCCAGGAGATCGCCGTTCAGCAGTTCGACCAACTCACCGCGCTATCCGGCGATCCGAAGCGCGCCAAGGAACGCGAAGCCCTGCCCAGCATCGTCGCTACGGGGCTAGCCGAGCTGCGGCAGTACGGCATCCCGGACGAGGTGCAGAAGCGCATCGAGGTCACGCTGCCGGATGTGCCGGTGCCCTTCCTGGGGTTCGCTGACTTGGGATGGACCGCGCACGGGCTGACGCTCGACATCAAGACGCAGCTTCGCCTGAACAGCGAAATCAGCACCGCGCACGCGCGCCAGGTCGCGCTGTACGTCCACAACACCAACCGCGAGGCGCGCGTTGCCTACTGCACGCCCGCGAAGATCGGCGTCTATCGGCTCGACAACGCGGCCGAGCAGATTGCCGCCATCACCAACATCGCCAAGCGCATGGAGCGGTTTCTGTCGGTCAGCAATGACCCGCACGAACTCGCCGCCATCGTCGTCCCCGATACCGAGAGTTTCTATTTCTCGGACCCCACAACCCGCGCCCTGGTGCGGGAAACCTACGGGCTCTGACCCGTCAGGGCGCAGACCGGCGGCCCTTTCAACAGCCGGCGCAAGAGGAAAGAAAGCGATGGCCTTCGGCATCCCAGGATCAGAAAGCGGCGCCAGCGCCGACACCGAGTTTCTTGGCCGCATCCAGTTCGACGCGCGGTCCGGCTTCTGGAAGACCGTCAACCGCGTGAACGTGGGCGGGCGCTTCGAAAACCAAGAGACGGAGCCCTTCAAGGCGCAAAGCCTGCTGATGGACTTCGGCAGCCTCCATGTCGGCTATTCCAAGATCGCTTCGCCGCCCGTGTTCATGCTGGTGCCGATGGGCCAGCCGTTCCCGCCGAGGCCGATTGAGACGGTCAAGGACGACAACGGCAAGGACAAGCCGGCTTTCTCGCCGTCCTTTCGCATCAAGGTCATGTCGGCCAAGACCTTCGGCGACGGCGAACCGCGCTTCTTCGGCAGCTCGGCAAAGACCGTGATGGGCGGCGTCGAAGAGTGCTGGACCGCCTTCTGCGCGGCCCCAGAAGCCGCCGCCGGCCAGGTCCCGGTGGTCAACATCACGACGCGGGTGGTCGAGGTGCAGACGCCGCGCGGGTCTTCGAAGTTCTACGCGCCAGTTTTCACCATCGCGCAGTGGGTGGACCGCCCGGCCGCGCTTGGCGACCGCGCCGTGCCGCCCCCGGCCGCCGGTAGCCAGCCCGCAGTGGCCGCCGCACCCGCGCCGTCTGCGCCTCCTCCGAACCACGTCCCGCCGCCCGCGCCGAAGGCCCAGGCCGCAGCAGACTTGCCGTTCTGAGGAGCCGGCGGGGTGCGCTCAGTTTCGCAGGCCGGACGCACCCCGCCACACCAGCCAAACCGCCAAAACGGGGGATGACATGGCGGACGAGATAAAGCGGGAGGACGTAACGATAGGCAAGGCACGGCTTCGTGTGGCGGGGGCCGCATGATGAGCGAGCCGCTGCCGCCACCGCTGCGCCGAAGCCCGCAGACGCCGCTTGAGTGGGCGCTGTTCTACGCCTCGCTCGGGTGGTCCGTGGTGCCTGTCCGACGCGGCGAGAAAATCCCGGCTGAACGCTGGGCCAGGTTCCAAACGCTGCCGGCCGACCACGCGCAGATCATTGCGTGGTTTGCGGATAACCCGACCTTCGGCGTCGGGCTGATCCAAGGCGGGCGGAGCGCCACCATCGTCCTCGATTTTGACGCCGCCTCCGGGGGCCTCGAAACCCTGGCGGAACTGGACGCACGGGGGCTGCCGCAGTCCGTGCGCCAGTTCACGCCGGGCGGCGGCGTGCATGTCGTGCTGCTGCACCCAGGCCGCTACGTCCCGACCCGCAAGTCCGTCCGGCCCGGCATGGATGTCCGCGGCGATGGCGGCTTCATCGTCGCCACGCCGTCCGTCCACGCCAACGGGCGGGAATACGCTTGGGATGTGGACGCACACCCGGAAGAGACGCCGGTTGCCGACTGCCCGGCGTGGCTGGTGGACCTGATCTGCGGCGACGCCCCGCAGCTCCCAGGCCAGCCCGGCGAGGTGGTCCGGGTGCAGGCCGCCGGGCCGCTTGGCCTGCCGGCAGCCGAGCGCGTCACGGACGGCCGCGAGCAATACATGCGAGACACCATCCTCGCCGTCTGCCGGGACCTCCGGGACCGCCTGGGGCGCCTGCCGGACGAGGCCGAGCTTTTCGAGGCTGCGTGGCCGCAATACGCCGCCAAGGTGGACTTCTCCCGCGCCGGCAGGGGCGAGCCTGAGTTTCGGGCGAAGGTTCGCTATACGCTGGGCCGCATCCAGGCCGGCGCCATCCGAGGCTTCGGCATCGCGCCGCAGGCGCCCGAGGCCAGCACCGCCGCCACACTGGCCGGCCTCACCTATGACCCGGAGACGGGGGAGATCATCAGCGACGCCATTGGGGCTCCGGGGACACCGGGGACACCGAAAGCAGCGAAGCCCGCAATCTGGATCGACGCCGAGGAATGGACCGAAGACGCCATCCCGAAGCGCCCCTGGCTGGCGCCTGGCTACCTCATGCGCGGGGCAGTCTCGGCGCTCAGCGGTCAGGGATCGGGCGGTAAGTCTTCGCTGGTGGTCTGCTGGACCATCGCGCTGGCCACCGGCCAAGCCGTTGGCGAGTTCCGCCCGACCGGCGCGATGCGGGTGGTTAACTACAACGTCGAAGACGACGAGCTGGAACAGCGCCGCCGCTACAGCGCCGCCCTCCGCGCGTCCGGCAGGACGCCGGCAGACGTTGCGGGCCAAGTCATCCGGTGCGGCCCGGAGAGCATCGGCACCCTCTTCGAACGGCACCCGGACACCGGGCACATCACGCCGACCGCGGCAATGGAAGCCCTAGAGGCGCTGTGCCGGGAGAGCGGCGCGGACGTGCTGGTCTGCGACCCGCTGGCCGAGCTGCACAACGCCGAAGAGAACGACAACACCGCCATGCGGGCGGTGGTGGCGGCATTCCGGGGCCTCGCCAAGCGGCTCAATATCGCGGTGCTGCTGCTGCACCATGACCGCAAGGGCAACAACGCACCCGGCGACATGGACCGCCTCAGAGGCGCCAGCGCCATCACAGGCGCCGTTCGCGTCCTGCTGACCCTGACCAGCATGTCCGAGGCAGACGCCGAGCGGTTCGGCATCCCGCCCGAACATCGGCGCCGGCACTTTAGGATTGATGGGGCGAAGTCGAACTACGCCATCGCCCAGGAAGCCGAGTGGTGGCGGCTGGCAGGCTACCCGCTGGCCAATGGGGAGGAAGTCGCCGCCTGCCTCCCCTGGGCGCCGCCGAGCCCCTTCGCCGGGCTGTCCATGACCGACTGCATCGCCGCGTTGGACATCATGCACGCGGGCACGCCTGGCGGGCACGCTTGGGCTGTCGCCAAGCAGACCCGCGACGATTGGGGCGGACGCATCCTGACTGAAAAGCACGGCCTCACCGACGCCCAGGCCGACGCCATCCTGGCCGCTTGGATCAAGTCCGGCACCGTCAGCGTGGAGGTCCGGGAGGGTCCGAGGCGCGGCCATCCCCGCAAGGCTTTCGTCGTCAATCTCTCCTCAGTCTCGGAAATGAGACGCCAAAAACAGGGGGAAACGCCATGAGCAGACCCGACGCGAGAACCGTCGCAGACCCGACGCAAAAAAGCTGCGTCGGTTCTTTTTTCGACTATAGTTACCCGTCGCACCCGCGCGTCGGTCTGCATCCGTCGCAGACCCGACGCACGCGGTGCGAGATGGCGGGTAACTTTGGCGACCCGACGCAGACCCGTGTCTCATGCAGAGAGGCACGGCGATGACCCCCGAAGAACTCGACGCCATCGCCAGCAGCTACGAACGGCGATGGGGCTTGGGGCGCTTGCCCCGGCTGGTGTCACCAGAGACGGCGACGAAGTGGGCCACGGCGCTGGCGCTGCTCGAAAGCGATTGGCCGCCGGCAGGGCAGACGTGGGAAGCAGTGCGCGCGTCGCTGGCCCGTGGCTGGGCCGCCCTTGAGGCGGAGGCGACGGCGAGAGGCCATGCGCCGCTGCCGGGGCCGGTGGCGGAAGCCGAGTGGGAAAAGGGGCGCGTGTTCGCGGTGGCGCTGGATGGCGACCACAAGCAGGCGCTGGAAGTCCGCGCCAAGCAGGACGGGCGGCAGCACTACAGCGTCTGGACGGTGGCGGAGATCGCGAAGCTGATCGCCGCGATCCCGCTGGTTGGCGACATCAAGGACACCTGGCCCGGCGCGGAGATCATGGGCCGCCCGCAGCCGCGTCCGGTGGGGAAGATGCCCGACGATGACATCCCGTTCGGGGCATGGGGCGCAGGGGATAAGCCTGCGGGGTGGGAGGCGCGGCAATGACTCTAGGATGGCCGTGGAGGCCGATTGCGGAGCTTCTGGCTAGGGGTGGTGCGGAGAGCGTGGAAAACGCGCGTACGGGCTTCCTGGAGGCTTCTAATGACAATGTGCCGCCCGAGGTGTGGCGATGACGCCGACCGAACGCGCAGCATGGCGGGAGGGGGTGGCTGATGCTGCCGTGTTCCTCCGGGCGATGGCGTCCCGTATCCGCCAGCGGGCGAAGGGCTGCACCTACGCCATGAGCAATGCAGCGACGCTGGAAATGGCGGCCGACGAGCTGGCGGAGACGCATCCCGCCCGCGAGGCGACTGGCTTAGAGTTTCGGGGCGGCTGATGGCGGCAGCAGTCAGAAAGCGCCGCGTGAAGCGGCAGGAGCCTGGGCCGTCCTTCGACCACGGACCAGCGGAGCAAATCGCCCGCGGCGAAGTGGTGGTGTTGGATGCCGGCGATCCCGATGCGCCCAGCCGGACCATACGCCGGGCGCGCAGGGCTTGGGCGCCGGACAGCATGCTTCGGACCGGGGCGATCAACGGCAATCAGTATGCGGCGGCTATGCGGTATCGCGGCGATTGGGAGCGGAGCCTTCCGCGCTCGACCTCGACGCTTGGCGCTGATGCTGGGCGCACGCCTGGCTATGGGCCGAGCGCGGTGCCGATCTACCGGCTGCACGCGGCCCGCGAGCATGCGGCGGCGACAGATGCGCTCGGGCCGCTTCGTGAGGTGGCCGAGTGCTGCCTTCTTCAAAACCACACAGCTGAAGCGTTCGGGCAGGCGAGGGGGTGGCAGCCGGCGAAAGCCAGCGGCTACCTCCTGGCGGCGCTGGACGTGCTGGCTGAGCATTATGGGTTGGCGTGATGGCAAGGCGAGGCGTCAAAATCGGCGAGCCATATAAAAATGAAGTCACGATGCCGCCGCTGGAAAAGAAAGCGAGCGACGGGCGCGTGGTAAAGTATGATCCCGATGTATACATGCCCAAAATTTTAGAACTGATATCCAAGGGGCATCTTGTTCTTGAAATCGCGGCGATGCCGGATATGCCGGGATACACGACTATGCAGCAGATGTTCTTGATAGAGAGGTGGGTGGTACCTTACACGCGCGCTCGGGAATTGCAGGCGCATGCCATTGCCGAGCGGGCGGTGAACGAGGCGGAGCGGGCGACCGGCGATGCCCAGCTTGCTCGGCTGAAGTTCGACGCGCGGCGGTGGTTTGTCGGCAAGATCGCGCCGCGCATCTACGGCGATAGGGTCGAGCATCGCGTGGAAGCCGGCGAAAGCTACGTCGAGGCACTGCGGCTGGCGTCTGAGCGCATCCGCAAGCGGACGCTAGAGGGAAATCGAGTTTTCGACGTGCCCGATGATGCGGACGCGCAGCCCAAATTTATAGGAAGCGAGTCCGTGAGCGACGCGACCAACAATCGCGCCAAATCAAAGACTTAGCGTGCAACTTTCCATAATTGATATTAGGCGGCAACCGGGCCGATCCGCCCAAGCGAGGGGGATGTCCGGCGCTGGCAGGGGTGCGGGGCCTCTTGGACCCCCACCCCCGCCCACCCCCCCCGGTCTTCGCGCGGCCGGGGGGCGGGCTGTCGGCAGGCATATGCACATTAAGCCAGACCCCCCCCGTGGGGGTAGCCCAAAACTGAAGGAGTCCCGTTCCATTGGCCGGCCGTCCGAAACGCAGAGCAAGGTTGGAAGCGGAGGCGGCGGCCAAAGCCGCAGCCGAGGCGGCGGACATAAATGTCCGACTAGCGCCCCCAAGCGCCCCTGACCTCGCTGCGGCCCTAGAACCCCCACCCCCTCCGCCACCCGAGCCCCAAGGCGCCCCGAACGCCCGCGAACAGGCGGAGATCATTGAACGCTTGGCGGCGGACCCGGTGCTGTTTGTGGAGAGCATGCTGGGCGCCACGCCGCAGAGGTGGCAGGCGGAGGCGTTGCTGGCGATTGCCAACAACGACCGGGTGGCGATCCGGTCGGGCCACGGCGTCGGCAAGACGGCGTTCTTGTCCTGGCTGGTCCTATGGTGGCTGCTGACCCGGCTGCCGACCAAGGTGGTCTGCACGGCGAACACGGCGCACCAGTTGTCGGACGTTCTGTGGTCCGAGATCGGCAAGTGGCACCGGAAGTTGCCCGAGGGCATGCGGCGCCTGCTCGAAATCAAGTCGGACAAGATCGAGCTAACTGGCGTCCCGGACAGCTTCGCCGTGGCCCGCACCAGCCGCAGGGAGCAGCCGGAAGCCTTGCAGGGCTTCCACTCCGAGAACCTGCTGTTTGTGATTGATGAGGCGTCTGGCGTCCCGGACATCGTGTTTGAGGTGGGCCAGGGCGCGCTTTCGACCGAAGGCGCCAAGGTGGTCATGTGCGGCAACCCCACGCGGGCGCAGGGGTACTTTTACGACGCCTTCACCAAGTCGGCCGCTCGGTGGTGGACCCGGCGGGTGAGCTGCCACGACGCCGACACGGTGGATAAGGGGTTCTTGGCGGACATGGCCGCCCAGTATGGCGACGGTTCCAATCAGTACCGGGTGCGGGTGCTGGGCGAGTTCCCGGCGGGCGATGATGATACGTTGATCCCCCGGCACATCATCACGGCGGCTCGGGACCGGCCGGTCGCCAAAAGCGAGACGGCGCCTGTGGTGTGGGGCTTGGACGTGGCGCGGTTTGGCGATGACAGCAGCGCGCTGGCGAAGCGGCGGGGCAATGCGCTGGTGGAGCCGGTGAAGGTCTGGCGTGGCAAGGACCTAATGGAGACGTGCGGGCTGGTTAAGGTCGAGTACGACGCCGCCGGCCAGCATCGTCCGGTGGAGATATTGGTTGACGTGATCGGGTTGGGCGCGGGCGTGGTGGACCGGCTTCGGGAGCTAGGCTTGCCGGTGCGTGGCGTGAACGTGGCCGAGCTGCCGGCGCTGGACGGGAATAGGTTCCAGCGGCTGCGGGACGAGTTGTGGTGGAAGGCGCGGGAGTGGTTTGAGGCCAGGGATTGCAGCATCCCGGACGACGAAAGCCTGATCGATGAGCTGGCGGGGCCGCTCTACAGCCTGACGAGTAGCGGGAAGATACAGGTGGAGCCGAAGGCGCATATGAAGCGCCGGATTGGGCGAAGCCCGGACAAGGCGGATGCGTTCTGCCTGACCTTTGCGGGCGTGGCTGCGGTGGCGAGCGGATCGGGCGGGTATGGCTTCAAGTGGTCCCAGCCGCTGCGTCGTGGCGTGAAGGGGATTGTCTGATGCGTCGGCTGGCGGAGTGGCCTGGGGCCGAGCGTGTCCAAATCCAGTTGCCGACGCGGTACTGGCCTTGCAACCCGTCTTTGGTGGTCGAGGGCGGCCGGATCGCGGCGGTGGTGCGGACGGTGAATTACGAGCTGCGGGAGAACGCCAGCATCACCATCCGCGGGCCTGCGCCGGACACGCAGAACTGGCTGGTGGAGTTGGACGCCGCCACGCTTGCGCAGGGTGAGGCGGTGCGGATTGATGATGCGGCGTTGCGGCAGCATCCGGTGGCCCGCGATGGCTTGGAGGACATGCGGCTCTTTGCTTGGCGGGGCGGCCTGTGGGGCTTGGCGTCGGCGCATAACCATCTGAATGGCCGGAACACGATGGTTCTGGCGCCTGTTTCCAAAGAAATGGGCCAGATGGAGGTGCTGCTATCGCCGAAAGGCGAGGGGCGGGAAAAGAATTGGGGCGTCCTAACGCACAAGGGCGCCTTGTTTTTCGTATACTGGGCCTCGCCGCGGCAAATATATCGGTATGCCGGCGGCCGGGTGCTGGACCCGGTGTTTATTAGCGAGGGCCGTCCAGAACTCGATGGCTGGTGCGGTTCTAGCCCCTATGTCCCCTGGAATGGCCGATATTTGGCGCTGCTGCACAAGCGGGAGGGCGAGAAGAACGGCCGAGGCGGGGTGGTGTATCGGCATCGGCTGGTGGAGTTGGACGCCGAGGAATGGCGATTTACCCGTGTATCGGCGCCGTTCTGCTTTGAGGGTGACCAGATTGAGTTCAATTCAGGACTTGCACTCGACGGTGCTAACGCGGTAATAGGTTATGGGGTCAAAGATGCCGCTGCTTGCATCCTGCGCTTGCCGCTTGACGCCTTAGATCAGCTTTTAGGCCATTCTGAACTTGCGGCGCTTGAAGGCGCTGATCTGGCCTAGCGTTATTTCCGTAAAATCCATGAGGTGCTGCTGGTGGGGATCGGTTTCGGTCTGCGCTCGCGGCTTTGCGTTCGGATGATTGCTTTTTCGGCGGAGGGTAGGTGATTTAATGACGCCGTACGCCTCCTCCGACCTGTTCAGCGAGATTGAAGACGCGATGGCGCCCATGCTGTCCGGTGACGGCGAGGGCGGGTCTGAGGCGCCGGACGAGATCGACATTCAGGCGATTGTCCGCGGCGAGGTGGACGACGCGGTTGACTACATTGATAGCGTTATCTCGCCGCTGCGGGCTGAAGCCACGCAGTATTATCGCGGCGAGCCGTTCGGGAATGAGGAGGAGGGCCGCAGCCAGGTTGTCTCGCGCGACGTGCGGGACACGGTGCAGGCGATCTTGCCGAGCCTGATGCGGGTGTTCTTCGGCTCGCAGCATGTGGTGGAGTACGCGCCGAACGGTGCGGAAGATATCGCTTCGGCGCAGCAGGCGACCGATTTCATCAACTACGTTGTGACGCGGGATAACCCTGGCTTTGAGGTGTTTTATAGCGCGTTCAAGGATGCGCTGGTCTGCAAGACGGGCATCATCAAGTACTATTGGGACAACGCCACCGAGGTTGAGACTTCGGACCTGACGGGTCTGGATGATCTGGCGCTGGCGGTGCTGAGCGCCGATCCGTCTGTGGAAGTGCAGATTACGGTGGCGTACCCCGGCGAGGTGGACCCGATGACGGGCCAGCCTGGGGCAAGCGCCTATGACGTGCGGGTGATCCGCAAAAAGGACAAGGGCCGGCTTCGGATTGCGGCGGTGCCGCCCGAGGAGCTGCTGGTGTCGCGCAATGCCATCAGCTTGGACGATGCGTCGGTGGTGGCGCATCGGCGGATTATGACCGTCTCCGAGCTTGTGGCGATGGGTTATGACCGCGACGAGATCGAGCCGTACGCCAATGAGGTGGACGAGCTAGAGGACAACCGGGAGCGGTTTGTCCGCAATCCGCAGGCGACGATTGACCTCGCCAACCGCTCGGACGTGGCGGCGAAGAAGGTCCTCTATGTCGAGGCGTATCTGCGCATTGACATGGACGGCGATGGCATTGCCGAGCTGCGGAAGGTTTGCTGCGTCGGGCCTGGCTATGAGGTGATGCGGAACGAGCCGGCGGACATGGTGCCGTTCGCCGTGTTCTGCCCGGACCCGGAGCCGCACACGTTCTTCGGGCTGTCTGTGGCCGATCAGGTCATGGACATCCAGCGCATCAAGTCTAGCATCCAGCGCAACATGCTGGATAGCTTGGCGCTCTCCATCCACCCCCGCGTGGGCGTGGTGGAGGGGCAGGCGAACATGGATGACGTGCTGAACACGGAAGTGGGCGGCGTCATTAGGATGCGTGCGCCAGGGATGGTGCAGCCCTTCAGCGTGCCGTTTGTGGGTCAGCAGGCGTTTCCGATGCTGGCCTACATGGACGAGATCAAGGAGAACCGCACCGGCATCAGCAAGGCCGCGGCGGGGCTTGATGCGGACAGCTTGCAGTCGTCCACCAAGGCGGCGGTTGCGGCCACGATTTCGGCCGCGCAGCAGCGCATTGAACTGATCGCCCGCATCTTTGCCGAGACGGGCATGAAGCGGCTGTTTACGGGCCTGCTGCGGCTGGCGGTGCAGCATCAGCAGCCGGGCCGGATCATCCGCCTGCGGGGGCAGTTTGTGCCCATCGACCCCCGCGGGTGGGATGCGAACATGGATGTGGTGGTGAATATCGCGCTGGGCGCGGGCACCGAGCAGGAGAAGATCGCGGTTCTGTCGGCGGTGCTGGCGAAGCAAGAGGACATCTTTCAGCGGGCCGGCGTGGACAACCCGCTGGTGACGCTGGCGCAGTATCGCGCAACGCTGGCGCAGATGCTGGCGCTGTCGGGCTTCAAGGACGCCAATATGTTCTTCCTTGACCCGTCGCAGGCGGCTCCGCAGCCGCCGCAGCCCCCGAAGCCGACGCCGGAAGAGATGCTGGCCCAGGTTCAGGTGCAGGCGATCCAGGCCGACATTCAGAAGAAAGCGGCTGAGCTGGAATTGCAGCGCCAGAAGATGATCCGCGACGATGACCGCGCGCGGGATCAGGCGGAAGCCGAGTTGATGGTGAAGATCGCGGAAATCCAGGCGCGGTATGGCGCCCAGGTGGATGTTGCCGCGATCCGCGCGAACATGGAGCGCGACCGCGAGGCGATGCGTCAGATGGCGCGACCGCAGCCGGCGCAGCCGCAGTTGGGCTTCGGCTTTGGCTGATCTGCGGGCCGAGATCGCGGCGGGGCATCAGGCCAGCCGTGTTCTGAATGATGACGCCTTCAAGGCTGCGGTGCGGCTGGTGGAGGCGGAGCTTTTTGAGGAATGGCGCGCGGCTGAGACGGCCGAAGGGCGCGAAGAAATCCATGCTGCATTCCGTGGCTTGGAAAGGGTGCTGCGGCGCCTCCACGCCACTGTGGACAGTGGCAAGGTCGCTGCGGCGCAGGCCGAAAGGCGTTTTTAAACTCCAAAGGACAATTTGATGTCTGGCACGACCGGCACCCTGCCTGAAGGCGGGATCGGCATTCATCAGGCACAAGATGCCATCGCCAATCTTCTGGCCTCTGACGGAGACACCCAGGAAGGCGAGGCGCAGCAGCCCGACGCGGTAGAGGCGAAAGCCGAAGGCGCCGAGGGCACCGAAGCGGAGGCAACCGAGGCGGAAGCCGAGGAAACTGACGCGGAGGACTCCGCCGAGAGCGAAGACGGCGAGCAACAGGAACAGCAGCCGGACCCGGTGTTCACCGTGAAGGTGAATGGCGAAGAGGTCGAGGTGACGCTGGACGAGTTGCAGCGCGGTTATTCGCGGCAGGCGGATTACAGCCGGAAGACGCAGCAGCTCGCCGAGGAACGCAAGGCGTTCCAGGGCGAGACAGAGGCGATCCGGCAGGAGCGGGCGCAATACGCCACGCTTCTTGGGGCTTTGCAGCAGCAGTTGCAGGCCACGGCGCAGCTAGAGCAGCAGCCGGATTGGGATCGCCTCTATGACGAGGACCCCATCCAGGCGACGAAGCTAGAGCGGCAGTGGCGCAAGGTGACCGAGGAACGCCAAGCCAAGCTGGCGGCCATTCAGGCTGAGCAGCAGCGGGTGTCCAAGGCGCTGGATACGCAACAGGCGGAGGTGCTGAAGCAGCACCTAATCCGCGAAGCTGACCGGATGCCGGAGCTTATTCCCGAGTGGAAGGATGCTTCGGTAGCCAAGAAGGAGAAGACCGAGCTTCGGTCTTGGCTCGAAAATCAGGGTCTCAATCAGGTTGAGATTGATAGCCTGACCCGAGCCGAGCATGTGGCGCTTCTCCGTAAGGCGTATCTGTATGACCGCGGCCAGCGCAAAGCGCAGGCGGCGGTGAAGCCGCAGCCGACAACGACACCGCCGGTTCGACCTGGCGCCGTCGCGGCTGGACCCAAGCAAGCCAGCGAGTTGACCCGAGCCAAGCAGCGTCTCGCTAAGACCGGGACAGTCAACGACGCCGCGGCAGCAATCGCGGCTCTCATATAGGGGCTCAGATCAATGGCTATCGTGACCAACACCTTCACTCGCTATGATGCCAAGGGCATCCGCGAGGACCTGGCGAACGTCATCTATAACATCTCGCCGGAAGAAACCCCGTTCCAGTCGAACGTGGCCCGCACCAACGTTAAGAACACCTTCTTCGAGTGGCAGACGGACTCGCTCGCTGCGGCGTCCACGACCAATGCCGCGCTGGAAGGCGACGACATCGGCAGCTTTGATCAGACCACGCCGACCACGCGCCTGGGCAACTACACGCAGATCAGCGTGAAGACGGTTGTGATCTCTGGCACGCTTGAGAGCGTGGACAAGGCCGGCCGTCGTTCGGAAATGGCCTACCAGATCGCGAAGCGTGGCGCTGAGCTGAAGCGCGACATGGAAGCCGTTCTGCTGGCGTCCAAGGCTGCCAACGCGGGCAACAACAGCACGGCGCGCCAGACTGCCGGCTTGCCGGCGTTCCTGCGCACCAACACCAACAAGGGCACGAACGGCGTTGACCCCACCGTGTCGAACGGTGTGGTGAATGCGACCCGCGTTGATGGCACGCAGCGCACCTTCACGGAAACCATGCTGAAGGACGTGATCAGCAAGGTGTGGACGCAGGGCGGCTCGCCCAAGGTCCTCATGGTCGGCCCGTACAACAAGGGCGTGGTGTCCACCTTCGCTGGCATTGCGGGCATCCGCTACAACCAGGCGACTGCGAAGCCTGCCGCCATCATCGGCGCTGCCGATGTGTATGTGTCGGACTTCGGCGCCGTCTCGATTGTGCCGAACCGCTTCCAGCGCGAGCGTGACGCCTTCGTGCTTGACCCCGAGTACGCGGCGGTCGGCATCCTGCGCCCGATCCAGAGCACCGAGCTTGCGAAGACCGGCGACGCCGAGAAGCGCATGATGCTCTGCGAGTATGGCCTGATGGTTCGCCAGGAAGCCGCGCACGGCATCGCGGCGGACCTGACGACCGCCTGAGTGTAACGGCGCGGGGCTTCACGGCCCCGCGCCTCTTTCTTTGGGGCTTGTATGGCCGACAAGGTTTTCGACGTTGATCCGCTGAGCGGCATCACGTCCTTCTGGCATTACGACGAGGCGACTGACACGGCGCTGATTGAGAAGCGCCAAGATGTGTCGGACATCGTGGAAGCCAACAAGTCCGAGTTCAACGAAGACCACGGGCGCTATGGCGAGTGGACGAAAGTGGCGTCCATTCCCCTCAGTGTCTATTATGACCTGAAGGCCAAGGGCATCGTTGATGACCCTGTGGCGATGAAGCGGTGGCTGAACGACGCCGATAACCGCTTCTTCCGCACGCGGCCGGGCACCGTATGACGGCGACTGTCGCGGTCTGCGTTCCCTGCCGGGAAATGGTGGACGCAGGGTTTGCGTTTGACCTCGCCCGGTGTGTTGCAGCGCATACGGCGGCGACAGAAGACCGGGTTTTGCTGTTTCAGTCGCAGGGCACGCTGATCGTCAATCAGCGGGCCGAGCTGGCGGCCGGGGCGCTGCAAGCTGGCGCCACGCATGTCCTATTCTTGGATGCCGACATGCGGTTTCCAAAGGACACCATTCGGCGGCTGCTGGCGGCGGACAAGGCGATTGTCGCGGCGAACTACTCGACGCGGAAGCTGCCGCTTCAGCCGGTGGCGTTCGCGGATGATACCACGCAGACGCGGGTTTATACCGAGCCGGACAGCGCGGGCCTTGAGCGCGTGGCGGCCATCGGCATGGGCGTGATGATGGTCCGCGCCGAGGTGTTCCAGACCATGCCGAAGCCGTGGTTCCACATCCACTTCTCGCCCGGCAGCGCCGTCTATACGGGCGAGGATATTTGGTTCTGCCGCGGCGCCCGCGAGGCGAAGTTTGAAGTGTGGCTGGACCACGATCTGAGCCAGCACGTTCGGCACATCGGCAATTTCGAGTTCAGCAACAGCCACGCGGCAGCGGCGAGGGGTGATTGATGGCGATCACGACTTATGCCGAGCTGCAAAGCGCCATCGGCGATTGGCTGAACCGGGCGGACCTGACGGCGGTAATCCCGACCTTTATCTCGCTCGCGGAGGCGCGGTTTAACCGCGGCATTCGCCACCGGAAGATGGTGGAGCGGGCGACGGCGACGCTTGACACCGAATACAGCGCGCTGCCGGCGGATTGGCTGGAAACCATCAGGTATCAGATCAACACCAACCCGATTACGGTGTTGGAGTTCGTGTCGCCCGACCAGGCGGCGATGCTGAAGGGCGCCAACTCTGCGGTTGGCAAGCCGATCTATTACACGCAGATCGGGCAGCAGTTTCAGGTGATCCCGGTTCCCGATAGCGCGGGCTACACGGGCGAGCTGACGTATTACGCCAAAATCCCCGCGCTCTCGGTCAGCAACACGGCGAACTGGCTGCTGCAAGATGCGCCTGACCTCTACCTGTACACCTCGCTCATGCAGTCCGCGCCGTATCTGAAGGACGATGAGCGCATCGCGGTCTGGGCCAGCATGGCGCAGGCGCTGCAACAAGACCTCGCAGTTTCTGATGAGCGTGCGCGCATGGCGACAAGCGCGCTGCGCATGCGCGCAAGGAGCTTCGGCTAATGGCTTTTACCAACTACCTTGAAAACAAGGTCATGGCTTATGTCTGGACGGGTACGGCGTTCTCGTCGCCGTCCGGCAGCCTGTATGTCGGCCTCTTCACCGCTGCGCCTGGCGAGGGTGGCGGCGGCACGGAAGTGAGCGGCAATGGCTATGCCCGAAAGCAGGCCACGATGACCACTTCTGGCAACGCCAGCACCAACAGCGGCGCCGTGGAGTTCGACACCGCGACGGGGACGTGGGGTACGATCACCCACGTTGCGATCTTCGACGCCAGCACCAGCGGCAACATGCTGGCGTATGCGGCGCTCACCTCCGCGAAGACGATTGCGACCGGCGACGTGTTCCGCATCCCGTCTGGCGATCTTGATATCACGCTGGACTAAGTAGATGGCCGGTTTCGGCAGCGGCCTCTACGGGCGTGGCAATTATGGCTATGACCCGAAGGAAGGCGCTGCCGTCATCGCTGCGGCCAGCGCGGCTTCGGCCGCCGGCCTTCGGGTTCTGGATGCTGCGGCGTCCATTAATGCGGCTTCTGCCGCAACGGCGTCCGGCAATATCGTTTTCGCCGGGTCTGCTGCTGTCACTGCCACCTCTGCCTTTGTGGCCGAGGGGCAGCGCATCCAGGCCGGCGGTGCGCTTATTGCGGCGGCCTCCGCCGCGACTGCCGAGGGGCAGCGCATCCAGGGCGGCAGCGCCGTTGTGGCGGCCGGCACGGAGTTCTCGGCGCGAGCCGAGGCGGTCTATCTCGGCGGCGCGCACGTCATCGCGGCGTCTGTCTTTGTTGCGTCGGCTGTTGGCGTTCGGATTGCAACTCCAACTCCGATCACGGCGCGCAGCGCATTCGCCGCCTCTGGCGATTTCAAGTGGCACGACATTCCGGCGGGGACGGAGAGCTGGGCGGACTTGCCAAGCGCCGCGACCGTCTGGACGCAGATCACCGACACCTCTGACGCTTGGACGAGGGTTCAATAATGCCTGATACGACCACCACTAACCTAGGGCTGGTGAAGCCCGAGGTTGGCGCTTCTGCTGATACTTGGGGCGCGAAGCTGAACACCGACTTCGACACCCTGGATGCGGTGTTCGCTGGTGCCGGCACTGGTACGTCCGTTGGCTTGAATGTTGGCTCTGGGAAGACGCTGACGGTGGCGGGCACGCAGAGCGTTTCGGGCGCTCTGAATGTCAGCGGCACGCAGAACGTCACCGGCACCTTCAAAGCCGATGTGGTCAGCGAGTCCACGTCAGCGGCGGGCGTTACGGTAGATGGCGCGCTGCTGAAAGACGGCTCGCTTACGGTCGGCTCTGGCGGCGCGGTTTCAACTGACACCGTATCTGAGCGGACTGCGGCGGCCGGCGTTACGGTGGACGGTGCGCTGCTGAAAGACGGCTCGCTCACTGTGGGTTCGGGCGGCTCTGTCTCGACCGACACGGTGTCCGAGCGCACTTCCGCCGCAGGCGTGACGGTGGACGGTGTTCTGCTGAAGGATGCTGGCGTCGTCGTTGGCGCCGGCTCTGCCTCTGCGCCCTCCATTGCCCCGACCGGCGACAGCAACACGGGCCTGTTTGCGCCGGGGGCCGACACGCTGGCGTTCAGCACTGGCGGCACGGAGCGGCTGCGCCTCGACGCCTCGGGCAACGCGACCTTCGCGGGCACTGCGGCGATGGCGTCCAGCTTCCTGCGGAACCGGATCATCAATGGGGACATGCGGATCGACCAGCGGAACGCTGGGGCGAGCGTGACGGTTGGTCCGAGCCTTGGCAGCATCCTCTATACGCTGGATCGCTGGTATGGCTTTGCCACATCCACCCGCACGTTCACCGTTCAAAGAAGCACGACTGCTCCGGCCAGCTTTACAAACAGCGCACAGCTTACGGTTGGCGTGTCTGGCTCTCCGGGCGCATCGGAGCAGTTGCTTTACGGTCAGTCTATCGAAGGCTTCAACGCCGCTGATCTTAGTTGGGGCACCGCCAACGCCCAGACGGTCACCATTTCTTTCTGGGTGCGGTCGAGCGTCACCGGAACGTATGGGTTCGGCGTCCTCAATTCAGCAGGCAATCGCAGCTATATCGCGACCTACACCGTTAATACCGCCAACACTTGGGAATACAAGACGATTACCGTTCCTGGTGATACGAGCGGCACTTGGTTGACCGACAACGGTGCTGGCCTTCTAGTCCGCTTCGACCTCGGGTCTGGCTCCAACTTCAACGGCACGGCTGGCACTTGGTCCGGCAACTTTGTCTGGCGCACTAGCGGATCGGTAAATTGGATTGCCAATGCAGGGGCAACTTGGTTCGTGACCGGCGTCCAGCTTGAAGTCGGCAGCATAGCAACACCGTTTGAGCGTCGCCAGTTTGGCCAAGAGTTTGTGCTGTGCCAGAGATATTTTGAAAGGAGCGATCAACTCTTTCAGACGGCGTCGAGTGGCGGCCTTTCAAATAGCTACCCGACGGGAATTTATTATCAAGTCACCAAGAGAGCCCCGGCCACGGTAACCATATACTCGGGCGGAAGCCTGCTCGGCACGGCTGGGTCAGCAACTTGGTATCCTACCGGCGTTGTTGGTGCCGTAAACCCCGAAACCAACAACACAACCGGCTATATGTTCTCAAGGGTCGGAATAAACACATACACGCTTGTTCTTTGCTCTTACACCGCAAGCGCGGAGCTTTAATATGTACAGCAACGCTCAGTATGTAAAAAGCTCCCTGACCGGGCAGCTGGACAGCATCCGCTGCGACATCAACGGCGTGATCTCGTTCGTGCCGCTCGACCCGGCAAATGCCGACTACCAGAACATCATGGCTCTGGTGGCGGCGGGCGAACTCACGATTGCGGACGCCGCGCCGGTTGAGGCGCCTGATCCGGCGCCGTCTGCGGCCTAAGCGGCACGCGCAGCCCGATGGCGTACATCCCGCTCAAACTGCCGCCCGGCGTCTATCGCAACGGCACGCAGTATCAGTCTGCGGGCCGCTGGTATGACGCCAACCTTGTGCGCTGGTACGAAGGCACCCTGCGGCCTGTCGGCGGCTGGGTAAAGCGGCAGTATTTCAATTCCAGCTATTTCGATATCCAGCTTGTCGGGCCGCCGCGCGGCTCGCACGCTTGGCGTGCGAACAACGCAAAGGCGTGGCTGGGAGCGGGCACTTACAAGAAGCTGTATGGCATCGAAGCCAACGCCGCGCCGTATGACATCACGCCGATCCGGGCGAACGGCTCGCTAAGCAACGCCTTCGCCACGACTTCCGGCAGCAAGACCGTCACCGTCACGCATAACTCGCACGGGCTGACGACCGGCGACTTGGCGACGTTTTCCAGTGGCACCGCCATTGGTTCCAGCGGCATTACGTTGGCTGGCGGCTACACGGTGACGGTTATCAATAGCAACAGCTACTCCGTGCAGGCTGCCAGCAACGCCGCCTCGACAGAGACGGCCGCCGGCAGCGCGAACTACGCCTATGAGATACCTGTTGGCCGGGCTGACGGCACCAGCCAGCTCGGTTATGGCGTTTGGGCTTATGGCCTGGGCGCTTACGGCACGCCTCGACCGCAGAATGTCGCGGCTGGCGTGCAGGCTGCTTCTGTCTGGACGCTGGATAACTGGGGCGAATACCTCCTCGCCTGCCGCAGCGACGAGGGTAAGATTTACGAATGGCAGCTCAACACCGCCTCGCGTGCGGCGCTGCTGACCAACGCCCCAACCGGCAACGCCGCTATCCTCGTCACTCCGGAGCGGTTTGTCTTTGCGCTCGGCGCTGGCGGCAATCCCCGCAGGGTCCAGTGGTGCGATCAGGAAGACAACACCGACTGGACGCCTGCGGCGACCAACCAAGCGGGCGACTTTGAGCTGGCGACACCGGGTCAGATCGTCTGCGGCGAGCGCACCCGGTATGGCTCGCTTGTCCTGACCACCACCGACGCTCACCTTGCCACCTATCAGGGGCCGCCCTTCGTTTATGGTTTTGAGCGTGTCGGCTCCAACTGCGGCGTTATCAGCCCGCAGGCGTCGGTGTCCTTCGACAACGGCGCCGTTTGGATGAGCGGGGGCGGTTTCTTCTTTTTCGACGGCACCGTGAAGCCGCTCGCCTGCGAGGTGTCCGACTACATTTGGAGCGATTTCAACTTCGGCCAGCAGGCCAAGGTGGCGGCCGTGGTTAACGCCGACTATTTCGAGGTCTGGTGGTTCTACCCTTCGTCGGGCAGCTCCGAGAACGACCGCTATGTGATCTGGAACTATCGGGAGAACACTTGGACCATTGGCACTCTGGCCCGGACGAGTGGCGTGCCGGTTGGCGCCTTTGCCAACCCGATCTTCTTCGACCCATCCGGCTATGTGTATGACCATGAAAGCGGCTTCAACTATGACGCCGCCACGCCTTACGCAGAGACGGGGCCGATAGAGATCGGCGTTGGCGACCGGATCATAGTGGCGCGGCAAGTGCTGCCGGATGAGCGCATCCAGGGTCAGGTTCGGATGCGCTTCAAGTCGCGCTTTGCGCCGGAAGGCACCGAGACAACGCACGGGCCTTACACCATCTCGGCGCAATACACTGATGTTCGGTTCAGCGGGCGCCAGGTGTCCTTTCGGGTCGAAGGCGCGCAGCTTGGCGATTGGCGTGTTGGCAACTTCCGCCTCGATGCGGTCGAAGGTTCGCGGCGATGAAGCTGCCGCGTGCGCCTGCGGCGTATCAGCCCAATGAAGTGCAGATCGCCTTCACTCTGATCGAGCGGGCGGACCAGCAGAACCACAAGCGCGGCCGGGATGTAGAGATACATCCCGGCCGTCTCATTTTGACCTCGCCTAATGGCACCCGATGGAGCCTGACCGTTGACAACAGCGGGACCGTCTCAGCCACCGCCGTTTGATTTCGAGGCGGAGTGGCGGCGGTGTTCTGCGTGGCTACAGGATGCTTTGGACTCCGCCGGCAACAGCCACAGCCTAGATGACGTGAAGAACGGCGTTCTCGCCGGCTCTTATGAGTTCTGGCCGGCGCCGCGTGCAGCCATCGTCACGGAGCTGCTGATCTATCCGAATTGGTCGGCGCTGCATTGCTGGCTGGTTGGCGGCGAGTTGGGCCAGGTCCGCGACATGATCCCGTCGCTGATCCTTTTCGCCAAGTCCTTTGGCTGCACGAAGATCACAGGAACTGGACGCCTTGGATGGGTGCGCGCCCTTCAGGAGCAAGGTTTTACGCGCATGGCCACCACGGTTGCGATGGAGATTGAACCAGATGGGCGGTAAGGGCGGCCGTAGCACGACGACGCAGACGCAGACCGTAGACCCGGATTTCAGGGATCGGGCGCTAGAAGTCTTCAACCGCGCGCGGTCGGTGGCGGATCAGCCGTTCCGTCCCTACACGGGGCAGCGGCTGGCGGACTTCACGCCGATGGAGAACCGCGGCTTCAACAACATGGACGCCTTCGCGCAGTCGGCGCAGCCGGCGATCCGGTCGGCCACTGACACCACGGCCAACGTCGCCGCCGCCGATGGCAATGCCGGCCTGGATATCCTGCGCACGTCTGGCGTTCCGACCGCGCTGCTGGACGGGCAGGGCATGACCCGTGACGCCGACACGTCCCGCGCGCTGCGTGGCGGCCAGATGGCGCTGGCTCAAAGCATCTTCGGCGGCCCGCAGCAGATCGCGGCAGACATCAACACCTTTATGAACCCCTACACGCAGAGCGTTGTGGACACGACGCTGGCGGACATTGAGCGCAGCCGCCTGATCGCCCAGGAGCAGAACAACGCCCAGGCGGTGCGGGCCAACGCCTTTGGCGGCTCGCGGCAGGCGGTGCAGGCGGCCGAGACGGACCGCGCTGCGCTGGAACAGGCCGCTCGGACTGCTGCGACGCTGCGACAGGGTGGCTTCACCACGGCGGCCAATCTGGCGGCAGATGCCAACCGCGCTCGCATGAGTGGGGCCTCCGCACTCGGCCAGCTTGGCGCCACCGAACAGCAGCTCGACTTGTCGCAGGCTGGGCAGCTTGGGCAGCTTGGCTCGGAGGAAGGCCGCCTTCGGCTGGCGCAGGGTCAGACGCTCTCGCAGGCTGAGCTTGCGCAGCGGGCGCAGCAGTTGGAAGCCGCCGGCCAGTTGGCGGCCCTCGGGACGACCGGCCAGACGGCGGCGCTACAGGGCGCGCAGGCGCAGCTTGCGGCCGGCGGGCTTCAGCGAGCGCAGAACCAAGCGGCCCTCGATGTGCAGCGCGAAATCTTCATGGAGCCGCAGCAGAACGAGTTGTTCCGCCTGCAAGTGCTGCAAGGCGCGCTCGGGATGTTCCCGAACCCGGTCAGCACGTCGCAGACGCAGACGCAGAACCCCGGCTTTCTCGGCACGGTGGGCGGCCTGGGTCAGACGGCGGCCAATGCGGCGCTTGCGTTTAGGCTCTTGCCGTTCTGCTGGGTCGCGCGTGAGGTCTATGGCCTGCATAACCCGCGCTGGCTGATGTTCCGCGAGTGGATGCTTGAGGACGCGCCGCGGTGGTTCCGCAGCCTCTACATCCGCCACGGCGCCGCCTTTGCCGAATGGGTGGCGGACAAGCCGAGCCTGAAGGGGCTGATCCGCCGCTTCATGGATAGCCGGATCGCCGCCAAGTTCGGGGAGCCGCGCTGATGTTTGGCGGCATCGGCAACGCTCTCGGTAGCGCGGCCAGCTATCTCGGCGGCCTGCTGGGCTTCTCCCCCGAAGCCGCCAATGCGGCGGCATCCCCTCCGGTAGCTGCGTCACCACAGGCGCCGCAGCCCAATGCAGGGCTGATGTCCGCCCTGACGCCTGACCAGCAGCGGATGCTTCAGCAGTTCCGCGAAATGCAGGGTCTGACGAAGGCATTTGGCGAGATCGGCGCCCCTAGCGCCCCGATGCCCGGCCTTCTCCCCACCCCCGACATCTTCGCGCATCGCCGCGCGGGCCGAATGTGAGGTGAATATGTTTGGAGGTCTTTCAGACTCGCAGCGCACCATCCTGGGGCTGGCGGCGCTAAGTGACGCCTTCGGCTCGCTTGCTGGGCGCCCCGGTAACGCCATGCAGCAGTTCGCCCCGGTGGCGCGTGATGCGGGGTGGAATGACTTTCTAAATTCGCAGCTTCGTCAACCCGGCGGCGCCCCTGCCATACCGGCGCCTAGCGGTGCTGCTGCGCCTGCTGCGCTTCCCGCGCCTGTCGGTCCTGGCGCTACTGCGCCAGCGATGCAGCCGGCCGAGCCGCCGCGCTCTCCGGCCGGCACGTTGCTGGAAGAGGGCGGCGACTTCAGCCCGGCGGCTATTGGGCGGGCGCTTGATCGTTTGGAGCGCGCCGAAAGCAGCCGCAACCCGCGCGCTGTCAATGCGCAGGGCTTTGCTGGGCTCTATCAGATCGGCGCGCCGCTCGCCCTAGACGCAGGCGTCTATCAGCCTGCTCCGGGCGAAATTCAGAATGGCCGCTGGAATGGTCAGTGGGGCGGCACTTTCAACATTCCGGGCCATAGCGATGTCCGGACGCTAGAGGACTTTCTTAACAATCCAGCAGCCCAGCGCCGCGCTGCTGAACTAGGGATGTCGCTGAACGCCGGCCGCCTCACCGGCATGGGGCTTCCGGGTGTGATCGGCCAGGAGGTTGATGGCGTCCGCATCACGCCGGAGGCCCTGCTGCAAGGCGCATGGCTTGGCGGCCCCGGCGGTGTCGAGCGTTTTGTTCGCGGCGGCCAGGATCGTGCGGACGCTAACGGCACGCCGGTTAGTCGGTGGATGCGGCTCGGTCAGGATGAGCCGGAAGCCCGCGCTGTTGCAGGCGGTCCGGCGGCGAGCAATGCCAACGCGGCGCTTCTCACGCCGCAGCAGCAGGCGATTGCCGGCACTCCGCAGCCGGCTCCTGCGCCGCAAGCGCCCCAGGCCCAGGCGCCAGGTCAGCAAATCCGCCCGCGTGGGTTCCAGATGACGCCCGAGCTGGTGGAAATGCTGCGCCGCATGGGACCGGAAGCTGGCGCCATGTTCCTGGCGCAGCAGCAAGTCCGTGCGTTGCAGGGTGGCGTTCGCGTTCTGTCGGATGACGAGGCGCGGACGATCCTTGGCGCTGAGCGGTACAACCCGGAAAACGTCTATCAGCTTACTGCCGAGGGCGGGATTTCTGTTGTGCCCGGCACGCGAGAGGTGAGTTCGACCAATCGCCAAGTTGAAGGCGAACTGCGCTCGCAGTTCCTCGCCTTGCAGCCGGTTCGGGACTTCATGGCCCTGCAACCGGCGATCCGTGAAATCGAAGCCGCGGCAACCCGTGAGAACCCGACGCGGATCAACGACATCAATCTGGTCTTCGCCTATGCCAAGATGCTCGACCCGGCGTCCGTGGTCCGGGAAGGCGAGCAGATTATGATTACCCGCAGCGGCGGCCCGATTGAGGCGCTGCGTGGCACGATTAATGGGCTAAACGGCGGCGCGACTATTGCGCCTGAAACACGGGCCTCAATCCTGACTGAAGCGCGCAGCCGGTTTAGTTCAGCCCGTGATGCCTTTGAGCTTTTTGCCGAAGAATATCGCGGTCTTGCCACCGATTACGGCGTGAACCCTGACCGCGTTGTGCGCCCGCTTCGTGGCGCCGAACCACCGCAGCGAGCGGTTCCAGGCCAAGCGGGCATACTGCCTCGCCCGGCGCCCCAGCAGCAGATCACGCCGGCTGACCAGATGCTTGCGGTATCTAACCTCCGCGACCGCGTGCGTTCTGGCGCCGTCACGCGCGAGCAAGCGATTGCTGCCGCGCGCTCCCTTGGCGTCCCCAACCCGGAGAGCATGTTCTAATGGCGGCTGATCCGATCACGGCGCTGGTGGACCGGGCGCTTGCTCAAACGCAGCGCCAGCAGACGGCGGCGGGTGCAGTCCTGCCGGGCGGCGCCTCTGCCGCGCTGCAAGGTCTGACCTTCGGCTTCGGCGACGAACTAACCGCGTTTATGCGCTCGCGCCTTGGCAGCACGCCCTACGATCAGGCGCTTGCCCAGGAGCGCGCGAACCTGGCGCAGTACCGGGACCAGAACCCCGGCCGGGCGCTTGCCTTTGAGGTTGCCGGCTCGCTGCCGACCACGGCGGCGGCAATGGCGCTGGCGCCCGTGACGGGCGGCGGGTCTGGCGCTGCTGCTGCGGCGAACGCCGCGCGTGTTGCTGCCACCTCTGGCCGCGCCGTGCAGGCCGCTCGGAGTGGTGCTGCCGCAGGCGCAGCCACGGGCGCCGTGCAGGGCTTTGGCGAAGGCGAGGGCGGGGCAGGGGAGCGACTGTCCGGCGCGGCCGGTGGCGGCATGCTTGGGGGCCTCGCGGGCGGGGCGCTGGGCGCCGTCACGCCAGCAGTCACCCAGGGGGCCGTGAATGCCTACCGCGCCGTTCGCGGTGGTGTCCCGGAGGCCGAGCGCCGCCTTGCGACTGACCCCGGCCTGGGGCGCGTGGCGGGCGATCTGGCGGAAGACTTGCAGGCCCGCGGCGCGGGCGCCCCGGTCCAGCAGGTCACGATGGCCGAGCGCATGGGCGAAAACGGCATGGCGACGGCGGAGGCTTTGGCCAACGCGCCGGGCGAGACGCGCCAGCTTGCGGTGGACCTTCTGCGGCCTCGCGGCGTCGGGGCAAACTCGCGGACGGACATGATGCTGTCGGACATCTTCGGCAATCCCGAGGATGCTTTCACGCGCCGCATGGCGATCCAGCAGCGCATGGGCGGGCAGACTAGCCCGAAGTATCAGGAGGCGTTTCGGGTTGCGGAGGGGTGGACGCCGCAGGCGAACGACCTTGAAGTGTTCACGCGCATGCCCGGCAGCGTCCTGAACAGGGCGGCAGCTCGGGCGCGTGATCTGGCGACCACGGAAGGCCGCCGCGTCAACTTCCGCTTCCGCATGCAGGATGGCGAACTTGCCGTCCCCGACAGCGTGGAGCGCGGCAACCTCGCCAGCATTTTCGAGGTGATGCCGACCGCCCAGGATTTGCACTACTTCCGCAGCGCGCTTGGCGACGAGATCGGCAAGATGCTTCGGGAAGGCGACCGCGTTATGGCGCGCCGTCTGATCCCACTCAAAGGCGACCTGACCGATACGCTGGACCGGATCACATCGGCCAACGGGCAGAGCCTTTATCGCCAAGCGCGGAACGAGTGGGCGGACTCTGCCGCCACCTTGGACGCGCAGGAACTTGGGCGCGGCATCTTTGGCAATAAGGTGGATGTCCGCGAGCTGCGGGTTGCTATCCGCGACATGAGCGACGGCGAGCGAGAAGGCTTTGCCGTTGGCGTGATGGATGCCATTCGGAACCGCCTGGATACGGTGGCGGACGGCCGAGACGGCACGCGCGCCATTCTCGGCAATGATAAGCAGCGGCAGCTTCTCCGCAGCGCCCTGGATGCGGTCTATCCCGATGAGCGCGACGCCTCCGCGCGGTTCAACATGCTTTCGCGGTTCATTGACCGCGAGCGCAGCATGAAGGGCTTTGAGAGCCAGGCGCTTGGCGGAAGCGCCACCGCTCGCCGCATTGCGGCGCAGACGGCGCTAGGCCAAGCCGCATCTGGCGCCGGTATCGGTGGCGCCATCGGTGGCCTGGGCGGCTTCTATCAGGGCGATTTGCAGACGGGCGCGATACTCGGCGCCGCTGCTGGTGCCGGTGCGCGAGCGGCAACGCGCAGCCTAACGAATAGGGCCGAAGGCTCGGCCGTGGACGCGATGGGCCAGCGGCTTTTCGCCACTGACCCCTTCGAACAGATGCGTATGCTTCAGCGTCTTGAACAAGTGCGCCGTGACGAGCTGTTGGCTCAGCTTCGCCGGGCGCAGACCTATCCGGCAGGCGTGGGCGCCTTCGCCGGACAGCAAAGCGGCGGCGCGGTTCAGCCGCAGCAGCCCCGCGGACTTCTCGCGCAGTAACTGCCCGGCTTGCCCTGTTCGGCCAGCGCGGGCGGCCAACAGCACGGCAAGACAAGCCCGCGGATCGCAGACATGGCCGAGGATTTGACGGACGCAGCCCGAATGGCTGCGGTCGCCGCAGGAACTGGCGCGGTCGCGCGGGTCATTTTGGCCTTGCAGTGCGGCGAGCGAAGCCCCGTGGTGTTGTGCATCCAGGCTGGCTTTGGCGCCACGCTTGGCGTCATCGCCGCCGCTGCCGTGGTCTATTTTGACCCGGCGTTGCGGGACGACGGCTGGCCCGTGCTGATTGTCGGCGGCGCTGCCGGCTTTGCTGGGGCGCTCGGCAATCGGCTTCTGGATATGCTGGCGGCTGCGGCACAGAGGCGTATCGGCTGATGCCGGTCGCCCTTCCGCCGCCGCACGTCCTGCGGGCCGTCTATGAGGACGTTAATGCGGTCGGCGTAGCACCGGCCGCACGCAAGCGCGGCGTGGCACCGTCCACCATGCGCCACCAGTACGAGGCCGCCATGCGGACGCTCGGTCTGGAAGACAAGCGGCTCAAGGGGCGCCAGAACACGGGCGAGGCGCCGTCCCTGACCGAGACGTTGTGGCCCGTTGAGAACGGCGTGTTTCTGGTGTTCGGCGACACGCACTGGACGCACCCCGCGCAAGAGCGAAGCATCGCCCATGAGGCGCTGATGCGGGCCACGCCGCGCATCAAGCCGGACTTCCTCCTCTGCACGGGCGACGCGCTGGATTTCAACGAAATCAGCCGACACGACCCGGTGGGCTGGCAGCCGAGTGTGCGGGTTAAGGACACCATAGACGCCGGTCGGCTGCACTTGGGCGAGTTGTCCGACTTGGCCCCCAAGGCGCTGCGGTTCTGGACCATCGGGAACCACGACGAGCGTCACGATAACTGGCTGGCCAAGCATGCCGCCGCCTTTGAAGACGAGCCGGGCATGCGGCTGGCCGACAAGTTCCCCGATTGGCGGCAGGCGTGGCGGTTCGACTTCGGCGCCTTCTACGCGCTCCACCGCTGGCATAGCGGCGAGCATGCCGCCCACAACAATGCGATGAAGGGTGCCGCGTCCATCGTCACGGGCGACACGCACAAGCTGCGCGTCACCGGCCGCGAGGGGCTGAAAGGCCGCATCTACGGCGTGGAAACCGGCATGCTCGCCGATCCGCACTGGCCTTGCTTCGGCTACCTCCGGGGCAAACCGACAGCCTGGACGCAGGGCTGGGTGGTGCTGACCGTCCGGGCCGGTCGGCTGCTACAGCCCGAGACGTGCGAAGTGCTGGACGGCGTGGCGTACTTCCGGGGCGAGGCCCTTGCCGGCCGCCCGCGTGTTCGCGTGCAAGCGGGGAGGGCGTGATGGCAAAGCCACAAGCCAAGCCCCTGGCGTCCTCTCCCCTCGTCGCCATCGCAGAGCGCGCCAGCGAGGCAGGGGCCAAGCATGGCGCTTTCGTCGTCCTCGACGGCAGCGGCAACGTCTGCCTCTACCCAACAGACGAAACGCCGCCCGTCTTGCTGGCGGGGATGCTCACATTTGCCCTTAGCCTCCTGACTGATGGCGCGGCGGCCGATGACGACGACGAAGACCCCGACGCCTAGCCGCGACGGCGAGCCGTATCCGGGGCCGGTCGAGCCGCTGCCGATGTGAGGATGCTGCGGGCCGGGGCGTTACTCCCGGCTGGCTTGCGAGGCCGCTGGTCCCGCACACGGCGGCAGGACTTTTCGCCGCCAGTCAGTCGAGCCGAGCGCCCCCGGCAAGCCTTCTGGCCGATACGTCAGCGCGTGTCTCTCCACGCCGCCGCAGCGGCCGATTGTACCCAATCCCGCGCCGCTGGGTGAAGCGGCAATCATAGGAGATAGACCTATGCCTGACCTCTTTGTGGGGCTGCTGCGCCATGCGTTGCAGCTTGCCGGCGGCGTGCTGATTGCGCGCGGCGTCGTAGACCCGACCGGCTGGGATTTGGTCGCCGGCACCGCCACCAGCGCGGCGACGGCCGGCTGGTATCTGTGGAACTGGAACCAGCGCCGCTAGATGCTGGCCATCCTCCGCAGCCTTATCGCGCGCGGGCCGGTCGAGGCGCCGACAGCGCCGGCCCAGGAGCGCCCCGGCGCCATCCCTGTCACCGCATTTGGGGAGGCGCCGGCAACGGTGCCTCTTCCCGTGCCTGCGGCGGCGGTGGACATGGTGGCGGGCTTTGAGGGCTTCCGCGCCGAGGCGTATCTGTGCCCGGCGAAAGTCTGGACTATCGGCTACGGGACGACCCGGTGGGGTAACCGGCAGCCTGTCGTGAAGGGCGACGGCCCGATCACTAAGGACGCCGCAAGCCGCCTGCTGGAGAACGACTTGGCAGACGCCGCGAGGGCGGTGGATGCCCTAGTGACTGTGCCCCTGGCCGAGCATCAGCGCGCTGCCCTGACCAGCTTCGTCCACAACGTCGGCCGGGGCGCCTTCGCCCGGTCCACGCTGCTGATGCACCTGAACGCCGGGCGCCTCGACAGCGCGGCGGGCGAGTTCACGCGCTGGACCAAAGCCGGCGGCGTTGTCCTGCCTGGGCTGGTCAAGCGCCGGGCGGCAGAGGCGCGGTTGTTCAAGGGCGGGGCCGGCGAACCTTCAAGCAAGGCTTGATAATTGCCGCCTCGCTAGCCTCGGCTGGCGGGGCTTTTTTGTGCCGGCTTTTGTGCCGGGGTGGTGTGCCGGCTCTGCGGTTGTTGCGCTTCCTGCGCTTCCGAAAAGCGCCGTCTTTTCATAGGATTGGCTGGGTTCTGCGGTTTTGCGGGATGTGCGGAATGGGTTTACAAAACCGCTGCACTACCGCTGTGCTAACCCGGCTTAGTTAGTATTTTCAACGTCTTGCGGGGTGGTTCCGTGTGCCGGCCTTCCGCGCTGTGCCGGCTTTTGTGCCGGGGTCGTGTAGCGGCAGCGCCAGCCATTTGAGGTATCCCTCGGTGGTCTTGACGCTGCTGTGGCCGAGGTAGCGCGACAGGTCATAGATGTCACCCCCGGCCTGTAGCCACCGAATACCGAAGGTGTGGCGCATGTCGTGAAACCTGAAATGCGGCACATCGAGACGTGCCACCAGCGCCCGGAACTGGCCCGGCACGTTATTGAACCGCTCGCCCGTGCGCCCGCTGGTGAAGACGTGTGTGCCGGGGTCTGTGCCGAGGTTCATGCCGCGCAGCAGCCGAACGGCGCCAGGCCGCAGAGCGATCACGCGCGGGCTGCGGGTCTTGGTGTGGGCAAAGGTCACGCGGCCGCGAGCTAGGTCCACGGCACCTACGGTCAGCCCAGCCGCCTCTTCCTGGCGGCACCCGGTCAAGGCGCAGAACCGGATCAGCCGACCAAAGCCTGCCGGCGCCGCCCTTAACACAGTGGCAAGGTGCCGCAGCCTGACGGGGTGGATCGGCTCGCGCCGTTCTTCCAGCTCGCTGGCCTCGTCAGGCACCGGGTTTGCGCTGATCCAGCCGGCGCGCTTGGCCACCCGCATGACCCTAGACGCCACCGTTAGGTCGCGCCGGACGGTAGCCGAACTAACCCCACCCTTCATGCGGGTGACCGCATAGGCGTTGACGCACGCGGCTGTGATTGAGGCGACCGGACGGCTGGCAAAATGGGCGTTCAGCTTAGCGAGGCTGGTCCGGTAACGATCCTGTGTTCGCTCGCGCAGGTCGCCCATATGCAGATCGGACCACCGCACAACAGCCTCTTCCCACACCGGGCCGTCTGTTTCCTGCGGGATGCCGGCGCGCAGGCGGCCGGCATTATCTATCAGCGACTTGAGGCGCCGCTTCGCTTCCCGCTGATCAGTTGTGCGTAGGCTTTGGCGGTGGTCGCGTCCAGAAATCTGGACGCGCGCCCACCAGGTATCGCCACGGCGATAGAGGTTGGATGGCACGGCTGCGGGCTATTTCCGTTACGGCGCAGGTACTCTTGCACATCCTTGGGCGCGATAGTCCAGACACGACCGATGCGAGCGGCCGGCAGGGCGCCGCGCTGGCATAGCTCTTGGACCTTGCGGGCTGAGACGCCCAGCATTAGCGCCACAGCAGCCGGGCGAAGGCGTAGAGGGCCGGCACAGTTAGTCATCGCGCACTTTCCCCCTCTATCCACGCCGCCACCCTCGCCAGCCGTTCCATCACCTCAACGCTGCGCGTGCGGGACGCGAGCATCCGCAGGGCTTCGATGGCTTTGGCCATGTCCTCCGGGCTGGGCTTCGGCCGCTCATTCATCCGCCGCGCCTTGGCGACAATGGCGGCGGCCTCGGCGGCGCTGACATGGCGGGGCCTAGCGCATGGCCGGTCGCAGCGCGCGTTGTCTCCGTGCGGATCGCACTCGCAGTGATAGCTACCCATGCGGCGCATCCCAGGCCGCGATGGTCATGCTGCGGCTAAACCACTGGGCGTGCAGCACGCGCACCGGCCGTGCGACTTCCAGCACCTCCCACGCGGTTTCGGCGTCCCATGTCTCGACGCCGATCCACGGCACCCAGGCCGGCCACCAGCTAGGCATCGGTCGCGCTCCCGCACTTGCAGGGCTTCTGCACGTTAATCACCGCGCTCGCATGCACGACCACGAACCCCTGCGCCGCAAGCAGCTCTAG